AAAGTTTCTTTGCTTCTTTGACATATTCAAACCATTGTTCAAAAGATATACCTGCTTCATCGTTTCCTTCTATGACTGTAAAGTAATCTTGAATAAAAGTTTTTGCATTGTATAATTCTTTTTCGCTAATATAGTTCTTATGTGCTTTGTTCATAGACTTGCCAGTTAAGCAATGGATAAGTTCACAATATATTTCAGCAGCAGTTCCTGTTTCAGGTGAATAGATAATTGGTCGCATTTCGTAATTAACAACCATTGATATTAGTAGCTGATACATAAATTGAGACTTACCACTTGTAGGATGTCCGTACAAAATAGTAGTATTCCCAAGTCTTAAGTTATAATGGTTTCTTGCACCTTCAAAACCTATAAAATGACCTGCTCTCATTCCGTTCTCGTATAAATCCATAAACTCCGAATTTACTTTCTTGTCGTTTATTTTTAAGATGTTTACCATATTATATTTTTTTCAGCTATTTTGTTTTCTACTTTATTAAACTTCTTGTCATTGCTTGACCAAGTAATTAATCTCTTATCTACTTCAAAAGTTTTCTCCAAACTCATTTTAGTTTTACCCTTGTCATCTTTTTCAGACCAGTATCTATAAAATGAATTTAATATATCTTTTGAATATGTTTCTTTAAACTTTGATAACTCTTCTACTAATTCTTTATCAGAACATTTTTTATAATTAAATAATATTACATTATCATTTACATTAACATTTAGGCTTTTTTGGGTTTCTAATTTAAGGCTTGGGTTTTTTGGCTTTTCTTGGGATTCATTTATTGTTTTAGGTCTACCACCTTTTTTGCCATTTAAAGATTGTTTTTCTTTAAATTTATCCCAAGTTATTAAATCACGTTTTAGTTGCTGTTTAATAGGTTCAAAACACAAATCAACTAATATGTCTTCTACTTGTGGATTTAAGTCATTAACATATTCTAAAATAGTTAAAAACAATATTCCTGCTTTATCTTGTGGCATTTTTTTAATTGTATGAATTAAATCTCCATATAAGATAAATGATTTTTTATTTTCTGCCATAGTACTAAAACGACAAAACCCCAAGCAGCTCGAATCTACTTGGGGCAATTGTCTATATTTAACTTTTGGAAAATTAATGATAGATTGTTAAATGGATTCGAGCACACTTAACACTTGCAAATATAAAACTTTTATTCTAATTTAAAACACATAATATTAACAATTTATTATTTTATTAAAGTCAGTAAGTATTCGGTTATATTTCTCAATTACTAACTTATCGTAGCTTAATAGGTTGTCAATGGTTTTTATGCCGTGTATTACTGTTGTATGGTCTTTGCCAAGTTCAGGTAAGCAATCTTTCTTTTTAGCCATATACAACTCGCCTATTTCTTTTAAACTTAACGTTGTGTTTTCACGTACTAACTTCATTGATACTTGCCTTGCTTCGCATTGTAGCCTATGTCTTGTTGTTGCTATTAAAGTTTCAATAGGGATTCCGTATTCATCAGCACATAGCTTTACTATTATTCGTGCTAATTCATTGTCGCTGTTTACTTCTTTGCTCTTGCAGAATAGTGATACTACTATACCAGTATTTTGCTTTATTTTTCTTTCACTTTCGAAAATAATCTTCGAAATTATATCTTGTTTTGTCATTGTTTTTATACTTTATTTTTAAAAATTCTAATTCTAAATCTGACCACTTGTAAACTCTTGTTTCTTCTGCAAGTAGTTCCAGGTCTTTTACCTTCTGCTCACCAATTCTATTAACTAATCCTTGCCTATAATTGCTTTCATTTCCGTTTAAATAAGTGTTACACTTTCTGCACTGCTTGTGTACGTTTAATTCGTGAAATATTACACCACGATATAACTCTGCTTTCTTGTAGTGACCACCATCCCAAAGTTTAGTTTCTTTTATGCCACAACTGATACAAGGTGAATCTTTGTCCCTCATTCGTACCCACCTTTGAAATATAACCTTCACCTCGTTTACTCTTTGAGTATATGTCTTTAACTTTTGTAGCTTTACTTTCTTTTCAAGTCTTAAAATATTACTCTTTACTGGTTTACTAAATGCAAGTTCAATTGCACATTTAGGAGTACAAACTACCTGTGTTGATTTATAAGGAGTAAACAATACACTGCAAACTTTGCACTTCTTTTCTTTCATATTAGTTTAAATTATTATGCTTAAATCTTGTTTCAAGTAATACAAATGTTTGGTTAGTTTCGTGTGTTGTAACTTCGCTAACATCTTCTATGGCTGCAAAAGTTATCATTCCATTTGAGTTTGCAGTAACTTTATACATAACTTGTAAATCGTGCTGCATATCTTCTAAAATTTCAATTAAGTCTAATACTGTCATAGTTGTTTTGGTTAAGCAAGGCAGCTATTAACTGCCCTGCTGTTTAAATTAAAATGGTAAATCGCTAAATGCTTTGCTTAAACTAATTGCATTGATGTTGTGATACCATTTGCCATTGTAATCTCTGCTATCCACACTAAATTCTACTTCTACTTCACCACCTACTTTGTGGTTCTGCAACTGGTCTTGTTTCATCAATGTAAAACAAATTAATTTAGGGTATTTAGGGTCTAAAGTTTCAATTACAAACTCTGACTTGTTCCATTCTTTACCTGCTTTTGTTAAGCCACTTACTACTTCACCGATGTTGGTGATTCTTCCTTTTACTTTGTACATAATTATTATTTGGTTTTTATATTATTATCTTTAATTAAATGAAATTTGTCCATCAATATTTACATTCATATATTTTCCATCTTCTTCGTTTCTTAATTTTCTTAATTCAAAAACTTTATTATATTGTGGATATTTTTCAATAAAAAATCTTGCATAATAAGATTGGTAAGCATCATTAATTTTAAAGTTTTGGTCGCTACTTTGTAAAAATTCGTGCCAACGTATCCAATTTATAATTAATTTTGAACTTATTTTATTTCTACCTTTATTAATTGCTCTTAATGCCTGTTCTTCAAATGCTATAAAAATATGTGGGTTTTCTTCATTAAATTTATTAAATCCATCTCTTATTGAATATCCGTTTAATTCTTTATAATTCATAACTATATTATTGGTTGTTTTAAAATGTTTATTAATGCATCTCTTTGCTCACTTGCTGCTGCTACTTCTTGTAGTATTTTTGCTTGAACTTCTAAATCTGCTTTTACTATCTTGTAGAATATCCGTACGTTTAATGGTAAGTCTATTTCAATTTTATTACCATCAAAATCATAGTTAGTTGATGTAAGATAGCGAACTAAATAATGATTAGTTACAGCAGGATGCCCTAAACTTTCATTGTGTTTAGTTAGTGACATCATTTGCATCTGTGCTTGATAGAAGTATGCCTTTGGTACGTTTTGAAACTCTGGTTTACTATCGTTTATCATCATCATTTTTTGCTCAAAGAACTTTTCAGTTGGACATTTTAAATCAATACTTGCAGTCATTACACCTTCAAAATCTATTAATGCTGCATCAGGAGTGCTACCACAGTTTTCATTAATTGGATAGTAAACCGAATCTAAATATATTGCGTTTAATCCTGTTACCTCTATAAACGATTCTAATGCCTCTAATTCGTTGATATTTCCGTGTTCCGTATGTTTACTTGTAAAACTTTTTGCATAGCCTTTAACGTACTCAATAGCTTTATCCATTATGTAACTATCTTTCGTTGCTCCCTTGCCACCCACAAATAAATTGTGGATGGTGGATGCTGTGAACTTTCCTAATCTATCGCTACTTAACATTTAGTAAATCCTCCACTTCTTTTGTCAAGTGATACTTTGCTTTAACTTTGTTGATGTCGCCACCCTTTTGTACGTAATCTAAAGCATCGTTAAATCCTTGTGTGTTCTTTGCCAGTGTAGGTTTACTGTTAGTCACATTTTGGTTGTCTGCATCTGCTTCTGTTTCATCAATTAAAAATAATCCATTTAAAGCATACTTTCTTGCATAGCTACTTGCAGTTCCTGTGGTTTGTTCTGCTGACATTCCTTTGTGTTCAGAAGTTTCTGCATAACCACTACAACTTAATACCTCATCACCTACTTTAATCGTGGCTGTTGACTTAATAAATACTTTTGTGCCAAGTAATACTATGTCATCACTAATAGTTAGCCTTGCATTGTTATTTGCTAACACTGGCTTTACTGCTTCAAGTATGTCTTCTGCTGAACGATACTTGTACTTTCCGAAACTGTTAAAGTTTCCTTTTGGAACTTTTAGTTCCCTTTGAATTTTAGTTAAATTTTCCATTGTTTAATTTGTTTTTTTGTTTGTTCTAATTGATTTTTATAAATACTTATTTGTTTTAGATATTTATCGTGCTGCAATATAACTTTTTTTGTTAATATATACTGCATAAGTAATATTATTTCTTCTTCAAGTTCTTGAATTTGAGATAATAAAAATTTTTCGTTATGTTGTAAATCTGCTAATTTCATTAAAATAATTCTTTTAAAACACAGTCATAAACAAACTCACTATTGCAGTTCAATTCTTCTATTTCTGCATCGGTTAGTTCTACTCCATCTATTTCTGCTGATACTATGTGAGCATCGCAAAAGTCTGGGTAATCGCTGTGGTCTATTCCACCTAATTCTATGTTACTTATTTTTTCTAATTCCAT